TTGTGGGTAGAGATATATTATAGGTACGGTTGTATAACACTTAAATGAATAATATTCTTTAAAATCAAAATCTTTCTTGGTTAAATTGTAATCCCATTTATTATAATTAACTAAATCATTAATTGCTTTAATTAAAGTTTGATTATTTGTGCTATAAATATAAGCACCACCTCTTCCCAATCTTAAACCAACTTCTATAATTTTTTCACCTCTATATTGCATGTTACATGCTCCACTAAACCCTTTCATATTTTCTTTTACCCAATTTGTTATTGCTATTGGAGGTTTTGATTTTGGAGAAACTAATTTCCAATCATCAGCAATAGTACCATGTTGTGTTTCTGAATAAACGTATGTTATTTGATGAACGATATTTCCGTTATGTAAAAAATAGTCAGTCATACCTTCTGTTTCTGGAATAAACTCTGACCACATCATCTCAGGTATATCTTTATATTTATCTAATTCATTGTAACTCTTGATTTTAAAACAATTTTTGCTGGAAGCACTTTTATGTCCATATCTAGGTTTGATAAATATTGGGTACGTTATATATTTGGGTTCTTTAGCTAATAAAGATTCTAATGTACCACAATGAATACCTTGTGTTTTTGCAATAAATAATTTATCATAGATATAATTGTGACTTCTATACTTTCTAAATGCTTGTCCATCAAAATCTGGCATATTTTTTGAAATTTTGATTGGCCATGGATCACCGTAAGGATTATAAATATCCATTACAGTACACCACTTGTTTTCATAAGATAATAAGTATTCTATTAATGGATGAAGTTTTTCAGGCATATTATATTATATAATATAAATATTAAATAATATAATAATTTATTTACCTCCACGAAGACGAAGTACTAAATGGAGAGTGGATTCTTTCTGGATATTGTAATCACTTAGTGTACGTCCATCTTCCAATTGTTTTCCAGCGAAGATCAGTCGCTGTTGATCTGGAGGAATTCCTTCTTTGTCCTGGATTTTAGTTTTAATATTTTCTATAGTATCACTTGGTTCGCAATCAAGGGTGATCGTTTTTCCTGTCAATGTCTTTACAAAAATCTGCATCTTATAAATAAACTTGTTATAATATATTTAAGCTATTCCAAAAACACTTTTATTAGCATTCTAAATTAAATTAAAGAGATCCGTTATATTTTTGTTAAAATTTATTGTATTCTTATATATTATAATTAGCTATCTAGTTGAGCTACAATTATGTAGCGAGCATTAATTATACTTATTTATATTTTTTTACACCTCCCATGTCTATTAATATTATTTAGTTATAATTACTTTATAGAATATACCATATAGTTAAATTACTCAGCGTGACAAAATGATCGTCTATTTGATGATTTTTATTTATTGATATTATGATTTTGTATAATATCAATTTATTATCTTAAAATATTTTTTTAATTACGAAGAATCGTAACAATAATTTTAAGGAAAAATGCTTAATTGGAGTAAGCAAGACCACCCATACCACTCATGACACGAAGGACATTGTAGTTGGTAGCGTAGACACGTACCTTAGCGGTCTTGGTTCCCTCAACAGTGGCGTTGGAAAGAACAAGCTGTAAAGTAGCATTGTCAATTCTTGAGAAATTGCAAGTTCCAGATGGCTGGTGCTCCTCAGGGCGAAGTGCGAAGGAGTACAAGTTAATACCAGTATCAGGGTTGCGAGTGTGGTGCTGGAATGGCTGAACCAAGTCAAAGTAGGTACCTTCACGCTCAGAGAAGCGATCTTGTCCGTTAAGTTGAAGCTTAGCGGTAACAACAGGGTTTTGTCCCCAGCAGTGCATGGTAAGAGCGGTCTCAGAAAGAACGAATGTACCAGCATCAGAGACACCGACCATTTGACCCTCATCATTGTCTACACCGAAGTTAGGTTGTCCGTATTTACGTCCAGCTTGTCCACCAAGAGGTGTTTGGACACCACCATCAGAGTTCCAACCGGTACCGTTAGTAGTAAAAGCAGCCAATTGAGATGTACCGGCTGCAGTGCACAATTCGGCTGCTGTGACACTAGCAGGATTATTGTTGTTGATGTTGCCGCTCAAAGCAGAGTTGATATTAGTAACGTCCTGTGCTGTTAGTGTTACAGAAGCACCCAAAATGATCTGTAATCCTGCGGTGAGTGAAGCAGCGACTTGTGCAGCGGTCTGTCCCCCCGCAGCTTGGGCACTGGATATGGCAAGTTGAAAAGTAGACACACAATTAGTAATTGAGAAACCAACAGGTCCAGCTTGTTGGAATAAACCGTCCTCGCTGATAAATCCAACATTAGTTCCATCAGCGTTCTGCTGAACAAGTCCAGGTTGAGTGGAGAAAGCATGGATGGCGTTAGGAAGAGCATCAACGGCATCAGTGTAATTGAAAGGCTGAGCACCTAACAATTTGTAAAGATTCTCACTGCACTCAAGAGAAGCACAGTAATCAACATTCTCATCAGGCTGAACAACCCAGACAAGCTCTTTGCAAGGATGATTGAAATTCAACTTAATTTTGTTGGAAGAAGAACCGACAGATTCATCACCAGTGAATTGAAGCTGTTCAATCAAGTACTCGTGAGGGTTCTGTGCCATGCGGCGACGCTCATCGGTATCCAAGAATACGTAATCAACGTATAAAGAAGCAGCAACAAGTGACTGAGCATAAGCAGTGGTTACTTTAATATTGCTACCGCTGGAGCAGTCAAGAGTGGAGACAGCCCAAAGACATTCGTCAGTAGGACGGATATCAAGATTGATCTTGACTTCGTGGTACTGAAGAGCGATCAAAGGCAAAGCCAATCCAGGGTTACGGCAGTACCAGAACTGGAATGGAATGTACAATGTGGTCTCAGGAAGAGCATTGCGAGGAGCACATACCTGGCGAGGGGCAGTGGACTCACATGGACCATCAACATCATTGAAAGAAGGATCAGTGATGTAAGTAAGAGCGGTGGTGTTACCAATCATCTGGTGGTATCCACGCTCCTGCTCAGCAGAAAGGGTAAGTTGGTTCCAGATGTGCATCCAGTCACCATATTGACGGTCAATACGTTGACCACCAATCTCAACCTCAACCTGTGAGATAAGTTGTTCTCCTGGGAAATCCAACCAACGGGCATAGACATCGGAAGATCCGCTGTTAGCCATCTGCTGGTTAATCTCAGGAAGAGTTACTTGTAAATATGTTCTGTATGCAAGATCACCATTACGTGAGATCGTGCATGTTACACGGCGACCGAAATCAGCCTGTCCGTTAAAAGTCTGTTCAATAGACTCCATAGCAAAATTGGTATGACGTCTGTAAGTTACTTTCCAAAAAGTAATTTGTGGGTTTCCTGTAAGGTACACATCTTGTGCACCGTAAGCTACTAGTTGCATTAATCCACCTCCCATGGTTTTATAATATTGCTAAAGAAAAAAAAATTATCATAATTAATTTAATTAAATAATTATTCAATTATTACCAGAAATGATCTTATTAATACTTAAGTTGTCCTCCATAAATCTACGCAAATATGAATCTAAATAAACTTCTTTTTTCCCTCCATGGTTTTTAGTAAAAATATAAACATCTTTTTCAGGATGTTTCTTGACGGTCCACCCATTTTCTAAAGAATTATATATTAAAGCCATTTTTTGTAACTTAATAACATCAATATTCATATCTGAATCAAGACTATCTATGGTTATATTTTCCATGTTGAAATATATTTTTATTACATTTTACTATTTTTTTCGTAAATATATTTTTATTACATTTTCAATTAAATAAATAGAAACATAGTATAATATAATCATATGCCTTCATTTAAGCCTAAAACAACTAAAAAAATTAAAGTTGATGTCAATAGTAATGTTACCCTAGATGGTAAACATAAACAAATGATAGCGAAATTTAATGAAAATGAAGAAAAATTACCTAAACTTTTACAAAAAAAATCAATTATCAAAAAGAAATTATCATCTAAATCTTTGAAAATTGATGATAGATTGAAATTAGAAGAAGAACTATTTAATATTAGAGAATCTGTCAAAGATATAAAGCATGCTAGGACAAACTATTATTTAGATAATAGTAAATATATATTTGATTATTTTGAGAGAAAAAAGAGTATATCTAAGGATAATAATACAAAACAAGTATTAAACTCGTTTTTTAATATTTCAACAGAAGAATCAGAAGAACAGAGAAAAAACGAGCAGAGATCTATTAATGATGTAACCTCATATTTAAGAAATGTTGATGAAAGCTTTATTGACATCAATAATTTCATTATTAACAATGAACATTGTGAATGGTGCAAAACAGGTGAGATGATACCTATAGATCATGAAGGCTTATTAGTATGTAATAATTGTAGCCGAAATAAGGTATTTTTAGTTGAAAATGAAAAACCTTCTTATAAAGAACCACCAAAAGAAGTTTGTTTTTACGCATATAAACGCATAAATCATTTTAGAGAAATATTGGCACAATTTCAAGCAAAAGAGTCAACGCAAATTCCACCTCAAGTGATTGAAGATATTAAACTTCAAATTATAAAAGAACGTATAAGTTTAGAACAGTTGTCCAATAAAAAGACTAAGGATATTCTAAAAAAATTAGGCTATAATAAATACTACGAACACATACCATTTATTAAAGATAAATTAGGAATTAAACCACCAATAATGAGTCCAGAATTAGAAGAAACATTGTGTAATTTATTTATGGATATACAAGCTCCATATGCAAAATATTGTCCTGATGATAGAGTTAATTTTTTAAACTATTATTATACAGTTTATAAATTATGCGAACTACTAGATCAGAGACAGTTTCTCCCCTTTTTCCCTATGCTGAAAGATAGAGAGAAGCGAATTGAACAAGATGAAATTTGGAAAAAAATATGTAGTGAATTAGATTGGGAATTTATCCCAACTATTTAATTAAGTCTCCTAGTTCTCTAGCAGATAACATAGAGTGATCATGTAGAAATTCTTCAAACCAA